ACTGGTAAATAATTACTATTAACTGTTTGTGGTGAAATAACTGGAAGAGTTATTGGTGAGTATTTTGCTGCTAATTCTGCTAAACTACAATCCCCCTCATTAATATAATTAGGTGGAGTAACTACTGGTTTATCTGAAATGGATTTGGGTCCTTGTGGTTCCCAACTCCTTGGTGGAATTGATACTGCTTGATACTGAGTTCTAATTTCTGAATAAGGTGCATAAAGTCTAAGATCATCGCCAGCCCATGCTTCCAACATGATTGTTGGTGCTTGAGCTACATTATCTGGTGCTTGAAGTTCATTCAACATTTTAAAAACTAAAACTCCTTGGTATTCTCTGGTACTAGTTAAAAAGTTATCGTTCACATAAGGTACACTAAATTCTAAAACTGAAGATTCTCTAAAATCCCAAATTATATTCCAAAAATCATCTAAAGTATTTGGCATCATGTCTGTTGCTGTAAAATTTGGCAAAAATGCGACTTGCATTCTTCCTGAATGATATTTGGTTTTAAACATAGTCAATCTATAATTAATACTGCCTGAATAAAATGCAAAGAAAGCTTTAGCTATTTGATATTTCGCACAATCATACTGAGCTGCAAAACCCACTGGGTGAGTATTCACAGGTGAATCCAATTTCCAATTCTTAACTACACATGGTATTTTAATCAGATCATAAAACGTTGTTGTAGCTTGATCTGAATAATCGTTGTTGATCACATTCATACAAAGCGGAACAGCTTGTGCTGTAACTTGATAATTTGAATCATAATTGTTCTGAGATAAAACTACAGTTCCATTGCTAATTGTTTGCTTATCTGGTGCTTGAGGGCGCCATTTAAGCGCTTCTCTAACTTTTCCTACATTAAATAAATTGGTGGGATAAAGAAGTTCTACATCCTCTATCCAAAAATAAAGTTTATACTGAGATGAATTTGAAGAAAAGATATTCTTCAAAGGTGAAGTTACATGAAAAGCTCCTAGATAATTTGGTGCCAAAACATTTTTGGTTTGCAAAAATCGTTTTGGTGAAAAATACGGTACTCTAAGTTCTACTGAAGTAATTTCTGATACATTCATTTCTGCATTAGGTATTTGTGAATAAGTCGCAAATAATTTTGGTCCTGATACTACTCTTTCTCTATAGTAAGGTGGGGTATACAACAAAGCAACCTGTCCGCTGTCATACGGGGTCACATTCAAAGTAACTTTCGCACACATAGTAAATCTCAATCCACAATAATTATACAATTTCGATAAAATATCAAATAAATTAAAAAATAAATAAAAGTCATAAGGCGCATCAAAATTATCCGGTAAGGTTTCAATCATTCCTGTTCCCATTAATCTAGGCTTCCCAAGGAAGCGTTTCAAAGAGCTGAGGTCATCAGATACTTCAGATGGCACACCTACATCAGCGATAGTCTTTTCAGGGGCTGTCGCATCATCAAAGGTAGTTACTGAAATTTCTTCTGACACTGGTGTTGCTGTGTCTAAAAAGGTTGGTTCGTCAACACTGACGCTTGTTTCTGTTCTATTAATTGTTGAAGCAATACTGTCATTTTAACAACGGCGAGCAACAGGGTATTAATCTGTTACTCAGTTGGATCGGGTATATAAGCCTATTTATTAAACGCCACACTATATACTATAAAGA